AACGCCCCACACCTTCTATTCAATAGCTTTACAAATGTCGGTCCATCGCAAGGTGGATCCGTCATATAACGTAACAGCTAAGAAGGATTTAAATGCACCATGCCCTTTAATCGTGTCGCTGCACTTACGACCAGATCTAAGATACATTAATATCTTCGCCCAGTCATGAGTCGCGTTCACAATGGAAGGTGCAGGCCGGGAATCTTTCCACTCATACCCATAGTGCAATGAAGCATTTTTGGGATTCAAGTGGTAGATTTCACAATACCTGCGGATCTTCTTTCTTGCCTGATATTTCATTGGCAATCCATCCTTTCGAAATTGGAAAGGACTTAATACCGTTGTTACATCAAGTTTAGGACTACCCCATGGTTCCTGTTGTCGATGCCAACTCCCTGTAGCCTTACAGGGATTCTCCGCGTATAAGATCGCGGGCGTCGCTCGATAAACCTCACAATAGAGGTTGCGGAAGCTTGGATAAATGAGGGCAAGTCGAGATAACTTATTAATACAAGTTATCAGCTCACCTACATTCTCAAGCCACTTGAAATCATACGATTCCACGTAGCCGTGCCCATCTAAAAAATGAGCACCACAGCTTTCCCGATAGTCACTGTTGATGAAGGTTTTATCCCCATTAACAATGAACTGACCGTTCTCTAGGTCAAGCAGAAGCTCACTAACGTGGGCGTTCGGTATGATTATATCATCTCCGAACACGCTAGTGTCGCTTGTGTAAGATTTACATAAAGCGGTTAAAATAAGACTCATCAATTCAAACGTGAATCCGTTCCCCATAGAGGATATCTTTTTGATGAAATAAAACTCACCATCAAGTCCTAATGTCATTTCTGACCGCGCTTGTTCAATTAAATCGAACACTCGTTTAGGGAGCAAATAACGAATTAAATGAATTGATATGCGATCACTCGCATTTTTTAAATCGACCGTGGCGTATTTTGATGCGCCAATCATCATACGGTGAAGATCAGCCGTATGACGAATATCGATCCCGACATCTAGTAAAGATGAACGGAGCCCTATTCCAATCCGACGTTGAGTCAGGATATTGGCCAATGGTTCAATACAGATAGGCCTGTCCTTGAGATTATTCTTAGGTACAGTAGAAAACCTATTGCCTTGAACAAATGTCGTACACAAAAACAGTTTAAAGCCAAAGATACGTTTAGCAGAATCTTTATATTTACTATATCGATTCCACATAAAGCGGTCAAAGGCCTTTCCGTCAATATGCGCGGTAGCCAATAGCGAAGCGAAGCGCTTTCTAGTAGCCATTTTGAGTGCCCTAGTCGAATATACTGTATCCAACCAGAGATCAAAATTTTCAGATGTGCAAGTCCACTCCGAACGGGACAATTTCGACTCAACAGAGTTGAAACCGTCCGTGGGAGTGAACTCACTGCCGTTTGAAAAACTAACGGGACCTAGTCTAAAGTTTTTTAGACACTTGGCTATCCAGATCTTCGCCTGTGCCCAATTGGGCCGGTATAAACCAGGATTGGCTTGGAGAGTGTTATCCAACCTCAGCCAGTCTTCCCAAGCGACTTGTCGTCGCTCTTCTGACCTTCCTGAGTCGGGGTGTTCGAGTTTACTGTAGAATCGCTTAATGGCGAATCGTTCAGCTCTTGATCTATCGCATCCAGGACTTTCCTGGATTTGTGAACCAAGGAGAACACTGTTGACAGCGCGGATAGCGCCTTTAATATCCATCCCATCCTCCTACGTTGCCGCCGGTATCACCGGGGCAGTTGTAGGGTCGAAACCCGTGAAAACGTGTTCCGAAGCCCAAGTGTCAATTTGACCTGCAAGGGCATGAAGGATTACGCCAATCTCGGTCATACTTTCCGCACACCCGCTAACGCGAATGCGGACTGATATGGCATCTGTGGCTGACACACTTCCCAGGGTAACCTGGAAATCCTCATTAACGATAATCTCCGTCAGGTAATTCTTGACAGGGACTCCGTTAAGAGTCTTTTGTGAAGTGCTGTTGCGAAACCGAGCAGTTAGCTCGGGCTTCGCCGGGTCGGCATAAATAACGCCGCTGTTATCCCGACGAAGTAACTGTAATGTAGTTCCTGGCATGATTAGTGCCCTTTCACTTTTTAATCGCCTTTTGTAAGGCTAAGGTTAATGAGTGGGCCAGATATAGGCTATCGACACTTCGCTTCCAGTTGATGGAAGGCGCATAGTGTAAACGGGTACTATTCTGACGAACGAAAATGGATCTATCGTACGTATTCGTATCAACGATACGTAAGGTTGCGACCGTTAATCCGTTATTTTGAACGGACGGCGGTGAAGGCAAGGATGACGAGGGCCAACAAATGCCTGTGTCACCATTCCCCATCCAATTTTCAGACTGAATCGACTGATTCTGCTGATAATGGAGCGAATAGATCTCTTTCTTTTTCACTAAGACTGAGGTACAAGCCTCACTAAAATCAGCCAAGTCTGCGCTGAGGTTAGCAGTGATATAATCACCGGCGTTAACGAACCAATCAACGACCCAGGAATAAGGAATAAATTCCCAAGCGGTCGAGAGAATGTTAAAGCCAAGACTTGCTCGTTGAGCAACATCTTGTGTAGAGTATATGCATGCTACAGTGCTTCTAACTTGAATCGAACCAGTAACCTGCTTGGTTATACACTTAGCAGGAAGGTCCGCGCCCGAATCACCGCTGATGACAGGAATTGTCTGAAGCTTGTGATCACGGGTCAAGTAGCCGCGTTGCAGTACCTTAATTATATCTCTGTACGAGTATATATTAGGCATAATGCTATACCTATATGCCATCCATGACTTCCCAATCTTTCGAAGCGCTCTATTACTAGAGTGCAAGAGGTGTTTGGGTTTCATTGAACGCGCGATATTCAGATCACTTAAAGCGTGACCAGAAAGAAAGCGTCGAAGAAGGCGGTTAAAACCATGAGTCACCGAGCAGAGCTCCGAAACAGTCTGTTTTAACTGTAGGATATCTGTCAGGGCGTCGTAGGTGCAGTACGAGTTTTTCGCACTCTCCTCACGAGTTTTCACAATAGCATCAATGACCTGCGAGTCGTCGATCGAGGATAAAGTTACCAAAGGTAACTCAGAGGACCATTTATCATAGTCCCCGACCTCGTTCCAGTGACTGTAGTCAAATTGGGCAGCTCGGCTGTAACAAGACCAGCTTCCCCACCCATACCAACCACAGCGGTCCGGATAATTCGGATCCACAGGATCAATGCGATACCTGGCAACCAATCGGTTCCCAAGCCAGTAGCCGATATTCGGCACGGAACCCAGAAAATTCTGGGTGATGACGGAACCAACACGATAGGGAGTCATTTTGATCCCACCGTTTCGGAGTATAAAACCCCATCGAGACGTCTTCGCGGTCGATTGACCTTTGGAGTTGTCTTCTTTGAACTGTCTTATACTATATGGCTCGTAGGATAATTCTACATCAGGTAGTAGACCATCGCCCGCAACAGCGGAAGCGACGGACCTATTACTATCGATGTTATCCGCGCAGCCACCACCGCCAACAGATGATCCGTCCCAGGAGGGTATAAATCCCCTGTGTACGTCTTGGAATACTTTATAGTTAACCAAGGAAATGTAAGCTCCTTCCGAAAGGAAGGCCTACACTTGAACAGTGCAGGCAGAAAGAGTATAACCTGTTTAGGTTATCCTCTGGTTAGAAAATCCTTGATGACGGAATAAGGTAACGCACCTTATTGCGCATCCACAGAACTCCATACTGTAGGCATCTCAACCTCGCCTTTCGGCGACCCGTTGATGGCTTACAGGTTAGGAGTCTGTGGATTTTACCAAGGTAAAAGAGAGGTTTATCCTCC